CAAAAGTTTGTTGATGACACTGCTGCAGCAGAAACTTTTGAGGATGCTATTGCTGTTGCCAATGCTATCTGGAAGTATATGAAGTCCAAGCAGGAGAAGAAGGTTGCTGACATCACCCCTCCTCCTGTGGGTCAGTCTGGCGGTTCTACCGAGCAAGTCACCGAGCAAGTCACCGAGCAAGTTACCGAGCAAGAGGGTGAAGGGCAACCTGAAAACAAAAGTGCCGATGCCGAAGAATCTGAGCAATCCCCTGGTGGCGGTGCTGGTGGATCCACAGAAATGGATGCAACCACTGATGCTGCCTTTGAGCAGGCAATGGAAGAACTAACCAAACAGGTACTTTCTGATAGTGTTTACTTTGAACTTCCCAAGTTCACGGTTGAACAGGTTGTTGTTCCTTGTGCCGATATCCTTAAAGAGCATCGTATTCACTTCAGTGGATTGGAAGAGAATGGTGCTGAGCAAGTTCAAGTTGCTGAGAATGCTTGGAAGAAGTTTCGTAAGAACTCCCAGCAAGAAGTCAATTACCTGGTAAAAGAGTTTGAGTGTCGCAAGGCAGCGAGTACCTATGCTCGCTCTAGCAGCGCCAAGACGGGCGTCCTAGACACCTCTAAACTGCATACCTATAAGTACAACGATGATCTCTTCAAGCGGGTCTCTGTGATCCCTGAGGGTAAGAACCACGGTATGATTTTCCTAGTTGATTGGTCTGGTTCTATGTCCAACAATCTTATCGATACCGTCAATCAAGTCATTCAACTCTGCTGGTTCTGCCAAAAATCAAACATCCCGTTTGATGTATATGCGTTTACTAACGAGACGTATATGATCTACAAGCGTCTTGAGCGTAATGGTATTAGTGATATGCATTCTGAAGGTCTCGTTATCAAAGAAGTTCCCAATCAGTTTGCTCTCGATAACTACTTTGCAATGATGCACCTGGCATCATCTAAACAGAAGACTCGTGACCTTGAAGAATCTCTCAAGTATCTGTTTTTCAACGCTGGTGCTATCGGATACAAAGGATGGTCGCACGAGTTCTTCTCCTTCCCCACTCCTGGTATGGGTCTTTCTGGTACCCCTCTGAATGAAGCACTGGTATGTCTCCACGCTCTGATCCCTCAGATGAAGCGTCAAGCAGAGAAGGTTACCGTCTGCATCCTTACTGATGGTGAAGCAGCAGGTTCTGGAGTCTGGAGTGACAAGTGGCGTTATGATGGTCGCCCTTGGGCAAACCACATCCGTCAAAACTGTCAACTGCGTGATCGTAAACTTGGTAAGGTTTATGAGAAGATGTCTGATAACTATGCTGGTCTCTCGGAGATCTTGCTGATGAACCTGCGTGATCGATTCCCCACTGTCAACTTCCTTGGGTTCCGTTTGCTTGCTCCTCGTGAGTCTGGTTCGTTCTTCCGTCAATTGTTTAACTGGACAATGGATGAGGAGTATGATCGGTTTGTTGCTACCTACAAGAAAGAGAAGTATGCTGTCTGCTCTCGTCGTGGGTACCACCAACTCTATGTGATGCCTACTTCCAACCAGGAAGATGTTTCTGGAATGGACAATGTTTCTGAAGAAGCAAGTAAAGCAGAGATCACCCGAGCATTCAAGAAAATGTTCAAGTCCAAGAAGAACAACAAAAAGATGCTCAATGCCTTTGTGCAGACAGTTGCCTAACTGTCCACTCTGCCCTGAGTCTGCCCCACTCTGCCCCTATAATTGGTACATACCAAACGAACCACGATGCCCTTCGCTCCCGCTCCTGTGACCACCGAACAACTTATTTCCTATCTGTCCGACAACTTTGGTACTGAAGTCAATACCGCCAACCTTCTTTCTGCTGCTGACCACTTCAACGTTTCTCTTCCTACAGTGAAAAACCGTCTTGATGATTACAAGTCTGGTCGTGGCAAGTGGAACCTCAGTGTTCAGGAACTGGAAAAAACCTTTGCTGCTCCTGCTGGTATTCCCGCTCAGGAGCAAACTGTTCTGATTCCTACTAAGGATCCTAACTTTGTCCCTTTCGGGAACTTCTCTGCTATTAAGAAGATCATCAAGTCTGGTATCTTCTACCCCACGTTTATCTCTGGTCTGTCTGGTAACGGTAAGACCTTTGGTGTTGAACAAGCGTGTGCTCTCCTAAATAAAGAGTTCATTCGCGTAAACATCACCGTTGAAACTGACGAGGATGATCTTATTGGTGGTTTTCGTCTTGTTAATGGCGAAACTGTCTGGCACAATGGACCCGTCGTGGAGGCTCTTTCACGCGGAGCTGTGTTGCTTCTAGATGAAGTTGATCTTGCCTCTAACAAGATCCTCTGTTTGCAATCTGTGCTTGAGGGCAAGGGTGTCTTCCTGAAGAAGATCGGTAAGTATGTCAAACCCGCTCCTGGGTTCAACGTGTTTGCAACTGCCAACACCAAAGGCAAGGGTTCGGAAGATGGTCGCTTTATTGGTACCAATGTTCTGAACGAAGCATTCCTTGAGCGTTTTGCTATCACGCTTGAGCAAGAGTATCCCACCACTGCTGTTGAAGGAAAGATTCTGATGAAGATTGCGGAGTCTCTGGGTGTCGATGATGACAACTTCATCTCCCGTCTCGTGGACTGGGCACAAGTCATCCGTAAGACCTTCTATGACGGTGGCATCGATGAAGTAATCTCCACTCGTCGTCTGGTACACGTTGTCCGTGCCTTCAGCATCTTTGGTAACAAAGAAGATGCTATCAAGTACAGCATCAATCGTTTCGACGATGAAACCAAGCAAGCGTTCATCGAACTGTACGACAAGATCGATGCTGACTTTGACAAAGAACCTCAACAGTGATACTATATGGGGTGTTGACCACCCCTACAACTTTTTTATGGATTTACCGATTGACGATTCTGAATTGAAATGCATCATTGATGCACTCAAACTGGGTGGCAACACATCACTTCACAACAAACTCAAACTTGTTTTGGAACTTCGGGAGAATGACCTCCCTTACAAAAAGATTCTTCGTGAGCAGTACGGTTATGCAGTATAAGTATTCCGAGGATCAGATCCTCGATGAACTCCGTCAGTACATTACTGACACCTATCGTCAGCATTACTCTAGTGGTGACGATGCTATTCAGACACTGGATCTGATTGAAGCGTGTGGTGATGGTGAAGCATTTTGCCGAAGCAACATCCTTAAGTACGCTTCCCGTTACGATCGCAAGGGTACCGCCCGTCGTGACATCGTAAAGATTCTCCACTACGCAGTTCTTCTGCTACACTTCAACGACAAAAACGCTAACCGAGAAACTTATCATCAATGACCCAAGTCAAACTTACTAAGAAAACCTTCAACACTCTTAAGAACTTTGCAACGATCAACAAGTCAATTGTTATCAATCCTGGGTCTAAGATCCGTACTATTTCTGTCAACAAGAACATTTTTGCTTCTACTGAAGTTGCGGAAGAGTTTCCTACTCAGATGGCGATTTACGACCTGGGTGTATTTCTCTCTGGTCTCTCACTCTTTGAGAATCCGATCTTCGACTTTAACACTGATGGCAAGGTAGTTATTCGTGACGAGAACTCTAAGTCCTACACGAACTACTTCTTCTCTGATCCTGACCTGGTGGTACAACCTCCCAACAAAGATCTGGATCCACCTGACGGTGTTAATGTCTCCTTCACTCTTGAAGCAAAGACTCTTGACGCTCTGCTCCGTGCTGCAAACGTGTACCAGGTACCTGACCTGTGCCTCTACTCCCGTCACGATCAACTGATCCTTCGTGTTTGTGACAAGAAGAATGACACCAGCAACACCTTTGAGGTTCCTGTGTGTCAGATTGATCCTGACAAAGAAGTCTGCGTTTGCTTCAAAGTTGAGAACCTGCGTCTCCAACCTGAAGACTATCAGGTTCGTATCTATGGTACCCGAGTTGCCAAGTTCACTGCTATCGATTTGAACTCGATGGAAACTAAACCACTTGATTATTGGATTGCACTGGAGCCGCAATGAGACACATCCTCTTTACATTGAAGGGTTGCAATGTTGAAAAGATGGAGGACATTGAATATATGCGTTTGATGCTGTACATAGCAGCAAAAGAATGCAACTCAACCCTCCTGAACTTGAGTGTACACAAGTTCGAGCCAGTCGGTTTCACTGGTATCGCTATGCTTGCTGAGTCCCATATCAGCATTCATACTTGGCCAGAGAAAGGAATGGCAGTGTGTGACGCTTTTACTTGTGGCGATCATACAACACCTGAAAAGGGTGTAGAATATATGAAGGAGGCACTTGAGTCCTCTGACGTTATTGTGAACGAGTTTATCCGCCCTCTGGAATAAATATGAGTGATTTTCTCTGGGTTGAGAAGTACCGACCCAAAACCATCGATGAGTGCATTCTCCCCGATGAGACTAAAAGTGTATTTCAAAAATTTGTAGAGAAGGGTGAGATCCCTAACCTGCTGCTGTCTGGTCCCCCTGGCATTGGTAAGACCACCGTGGCAAAGGCACTCTGCGAACAACTTGGAGCAGATTACTATGTCATCAATGGATCCGACGAGGGTAGATTCCTCGATACTGTCAGAAACAATGCGAAGAACTTCGCTTCGACCGTCTCACTTACATCGTCTTCTAAGCACAAAGTCATCATCATTGATGAGGCAGATAACACCACGCACGATGTACAACTCCTCCTACGGGCGTCTATTGAGGAGTTTAGTAGCAACTGCAGATTTATCTTCACCTGCAACTACAAAAACAAAATCATCCAACCACTTCATTCCCGTTGCTCAGTGGTTGAGTTCACTGGAGGAAACAAGCAGCAACTTGCCGCAACCTTCTTCAAGCGAGTCCAAGACATCTTGGACAAGGAAAGGGTCGCTTCGGAACCTCGCGTTCTGGCGGCGCTAGTCCAGAAGTATTTCCCTGACTTCCGTCGTACCCTCAATGAGTTGCAACGGTACAGTGCTCAGGGGCAGATCGATACTGGAGTTCTTGCTAACGCATCTACTAAAGTTGATGATCTTGTGTCTTTCCTAAAGGGCAAAGAGTTCACTAAGATGCGTAAGTGGGTCGTTCAGAATCTTGACAATGAACCCGCATCTATTATTAGGAGCATCTATGACAGTCTCTACACCCATCTCCAACCTCAAAGCATTCCCCAAGCGGTTCTCATCATTGGTGAGTACCAGTACAAGTCTGCTTTCGTTGCCGATCAGGAGATCAACCTGGTGGCATTTTTAACCGAACTTATGATGCAGTGCCAATTCAAATGAATATTGAATTAGAGTATTGGATGAAAAGGTTGATGGATGGTAAA